AGGCCCGGATAGGAAGTAAATCCGCGATTAAATCCACGGACCCAGATCTGTCCACCGTGAAACTAAGCTTCTAGTGAATAGAAGCTTTGTACGGCCTCTTAGAGTATAGGAGTTCCCATACTCTTGAACTGACAGAGCATTAAGACGGGCCAATAAAAGGCCTATCCCCTCAGAGTCTCGGGTTATACCGAGACTTGTCACATGGGAACAGAGGTAACCTTCTGTCCATGGTCCAAATTGCTTGGACCGTCCATGCGCGCGACTAGGAGAAGCTTCATCGAAGTTACTGATGAAGCCTCCGTCACCTAAAGAATCGTCTATCCTAAGCCGTAAAGGCCTCGGGACAGAAGAAACTAGGGTGACCCACGGTTTTCTTAGCCTGGAATCACAGCCGTAGATGATATTACGTCTGTGCGCTAGGCGTCGGATAGCGTTTGCTAGTCGATACACCGCAAGTGGGTGCTGAGCCATCTGTTTAACATAGATGGGCTTAACGTCAGTTCCATCGTAAAAGTGTGCTCCACAGGATTCTCGGAATGGACCTTCAGAGTAACTTTTCTTTAGGTTAACCTTGAACCCCAGGAAATCACAAAACGATGAAAAGAGTTCATAGCAGTCTTTGGGGATAATTACATCGTCCCCGTAGACACTCACCTTTCCGCGGATGCGCAAGTATCCGCGAACAGCAACAGCAGCTGCGTAAAAGATGAGTGATTCAAGCTCAAATGTGAAGCCGTTCCCCATACTGGAGAACTTCTCCATTAGTAGAGCTTTTCCGCTATGAATGCCGTAGTGGGACCGACACGCATCAAGCAGTGAATACCACCGAGTGGGCAAAAGCTCCTCGATGACTTTTCTGCTAATGCTATCACTTGCAGACGAAAAATCTACGGTCGCTAGAGAGTTGTCGATAGACCCCTCTTTCGCTAACCGTTGATTCCCACTCTGCTCGTTTAAGTCGATCCCACGCCTACGGAGGCGTCGACGAATCATCAGACCAATCGCTTTCTGGAACCAGAGGTTGAATCCTGGCTCCACAGCTATAGTCCGATTTGTCTTCGCATCTTTCGGTACGGTGATTATTACATTGCCTACCTCAAAGGTCGGCCACTCTGGTAGGGTACCCAGGTGTACCTGCCATAAGGGGTATTCCCCCAAGAAAGGAGAAATAAAGGCATACAGATCTCGCGTTATCCCAGTCTCTGACTGGAACTTATTGGTAGCTGAGGCAAACTCACCTTTAATCTGGTTAGTCACCCCAGGCCCCCAATTGGCGCTGTCGAAGAACTCCTCAGGCTCGTAGTCGCCAAGTACACTCTCAATTGTCTGCGTAGTAGCATTAAGCAGCCACGCAATCGGTCCAGAATTGTAAACTGGGTCCGAAGAGAGATGCCGGAAACGACTATTTGTCTGCTTACAACGCTCCTCCATTTGGAAGAACGTCTTTAAAGCAACCTCGTCCCTATCATAGCTGGTATTGAGAAAATCAGCTTTTGACAGGAGCTTGGTAGCAGTGTAAGCATCCCTAAAATCAGCACACGTTTTATAGTGGGCTGGATTGCACTCGAGAGCTACCAGCTGGTCATGCTCATTGTACTTATAGAGCATGTAAGCTGTTAGAGAGCGAGGGCAATCAAGGGCGGAGAAGACTTCTTCAGCAACCTGAGAGGTAACCTTCTTAGGCACGCGAAAAGTTCGAGCGAGGTGTAACACCTCGTTCTTACTACGCTTATGATAAGACATAGCTGGCCTTTCCCAGTGAGAACTACTCACTACTGGACAGCGCCCTAGTTAGGGGCGCCAGACGAACAGAGGGAAGATATTAGTACACACCTTCCATGTTCTGAATCGCAGGAACGAGCGGACTTCCAGTTGCATCGGAAGGAGCCGCATCGCTTGCGGTGATCGTGGTTGCCAGAAGGCTGACGAGATAGCTGAGCAATGCATTACGCTCAGCCAACGTCGACCTCTCGGGCAACATGATCTCCAGGTTCGCAGTGCAATCGTACGCCTTCGTTGGGGCCGGCTGAATGCCGGTCATCGTCGACGGTGACGTCACTTCGAGTGTCGGAACGACCAGTTTTGCCTGTACGCGAGTGACCCTGCTCTGTTTTGTCGGAGCACGGACACTCAACGTCAGCGCGGGATAGCCGATCTGGATTCCTCCAGAACGGTCAACCCATTTCGCCACACCGGGAAGGATAAACCCCTCGGGGGAGAAGGTCTTGTCGACACCAACCGTGGCACTAGTTGTAAGGTGCGTCGGGCTGATGAGACTTGAGACCTTTACGTCAGCTATAGCTGGCATTAGTGATTACCTCTTTAAGAGTTGAGTAAGAAGGGAGATGGCATTGGCAATATGTACCTTAGAGACAGGGTTCTTGAACCTCGGAAGCTCTGGTGCCGGAAAACTAGTAATAGGTTCCCGATCACACACAACTTTCGTCCGTCCTTGTATCTGTCTTAGGTTGCGGTAGTTACCATCCGCACCGCCAGGGTACGCACCTCCCCATAACTCCGTAATGCTGGTCCACTTTTGAAAGGTAGTTTTACATCCCTTCTCGAACGTGAGGCCATAAGTGGCATCGAACGAAGAAAGGAAATTACCAATCGGAATGAACCAATCTATCACGAAGGACCATGGAGTTAACTCCCAAGCAATCAGTGCAGGGTTGGTCACCCCTATCTGAGCCAGAGTATGTAAATTCTCTGAGGGAGTGCTGAAATACACGGTGTACTTAATCGTGTATTCAAGGGTAGTAGTAGTTTTCGCCCCGTAATTGGAGCCGTTCGTCCGTCCCTGCGCGAAAGTCTGCGAAGAGATAGACGTACGTACTATTTTACCCTTCTTCACCGCTCTATTTCGAACGTCACGTAACCGCTTTTGAGCGATAAGCTCTGCGGATCCGTAACAATCTTCTAAGAGCGGGAGCCAGCCATACTGTAACTCCAGCCAGCCGCTGCTAACTGCAGCTTCTGGGTCTTGACGAAACCGTTTTCGGTATTTCCGCTGTTTTCGAGCGGAGGTTCTACCGTTAACGGCCTCTGCCGCACGATTCCAGTTACCCTTTCGAAGGTTAACAAGGACATCGTACACTCTCCGAGCAGTAGTCGCGAAGAGTGTGGTGGTTTGACCTCTCTCGCCAATCATCTGGCCAACGTTTACTTTCTGGTCCTTTATTTTACCAAGGACCCCGTTGACCGTTCGACTGTTGAGAGCGGCTACTTCCGCCGCGGTTAAACCAGGCCAGTTGTCTTGATCAAAGCGGGTTGGTAGGGCGCCTTGGTCGTAATCCACTTGAGCCCAAATATTCGAGTCCAAGTGGGTCTTCCAGGCGTCGTACCCATCTACGCAACGGTTTAGTACTACCGTCTCGTAGTGGAAACCATTCATAGGTAGAGACCACGAATTTGTGAGCTCTTTCCTACGAAGCTTACCGCGATAATCAGGAGTACGGTTCCAAATCCTACTGCCAATTTCACTTTGTGTTACCGGAGTGGTGACTACGAAGCCGCCAGTTTGGACTTGGGGACCCCCTTGCGGGGTGTTCCTCGTCGACCAACGGTTTCTTACACCTAATTTGCTCCGGTTCCACGTGACTGATGGCATTTAGACTAGGTTCCTTCTGGTTAAGTCGTTTGCAGCCGTTGCAGGCCACGGGCGACAACTGGTCATAGGTAGCAAGACGTACCTATGTTTTAAGTTGCTATCAGGTAATACCAGGATAGCAACCGAGTACATCCACCGGCGATGCGCTAATATCGGAGTAATTGCAACACTCCTCGGCAAAACTGGTAGATGAGCTCTTCGTGATCCGAGATTAGAACCGCAAGGGCGCACACCAAGCTGACGATTAGCTTCAGTATTTGATACTGGGCTGATCGAAATCTCAACATGCTCCTACGTTTCTGCAACAATCTCGGCAGGTCATCATCCGTCTCCGTCGGCATACAACTCCTCCGGAAATAGATGAAGCTGGCCATGAAGGGTTTCCAGCCGAAGCTTACGCCTCAGCTCGAGTAACCTCCAGAATCCAGCATTAAACTCATCATTAGATGAGCGTTGACCTGGCGGAAGCAGGCGTCCTACTTGCCTCGTAGTCTTGAGGTAGTTCTGGAGATCTGCTTCCTCTATTTCCTCGAGGATATCCCTAGTTTTAAACATAGAAACCAGGGCTCCTCTTTGACCACCGACTCACTTTCCAGTAGCCACCCGCTAACAAGGCGAGTACTGCTGTATCGTAAGCCAGTTGAGAAGGCCACAGGTCGTCCGCGGTAATTTGCGGGTAAGACCACGACTCTTCCGTTTCTTTCTTCGGATAAGTCTGGACCGACTCTAGTTCATCTTCATCAGATGAACGGTCTAACGGAAATGCCTCACGCAATCTCTCGGCTGTAACAACAACGAGAGGTCCCCAGTGTTTCTCGAGCAGTGGAACAGCACTAAAATCGTGCTGAACTACTGCGTCAAGATACACTTCGTGCACGAATAGTCCCAGCTCGGAGGAAGAATACCTGTTGCCTCCCTCGTGGCCGGAAAGTCGAAGTACTCGAGTCGCAGTATGCGGCCCGAAGACTAAACTACCACCACTTTGAGAGTTCAACATAGTATTTCTCCGATTTAGGATAGTGCAC